ATCTTTATTTTTTACTTTACTAATAGTGATAACCATAGCACCACCACCATGTCCATAATTTTTTCTTTTAACTTTTCCACCATGTTTCATCATTGGCTTCTTTTTCATTCCATATCCTGGCATAATATTTCCTTATATAATTATTGCAACAATTAATATTACAACAGCTACTGCTATTGCTTTTTTATGTTCTGCTATAATGTGGGGTATATGTTCTTTTAATTTCATTTTAATATTCCTTTATATTTAATAGATGAAAGGGGGATTGCTCCCCCTAACATTTAATTATTGATTAGTCTATTTTGATGATACCTGCACCAATAGATAGTCTTTCAAGAACTTTTCTTCCATATACATGAAGACCTCTTACTTGGTCAGCGAATGTAGTTGGACTTCTGAAAGATTCAACTGTGTTCATCGCATTCGCACAAGAAGTACTTCTCATGTGACCGAACTGAACTACTGCTTCAGTAGGTCCAGAACCACCACCAACTTGTTGTGTTTTCAAGTTGTTTGATTTGTACATAGCGAAACCTCTAATTAAACCAGATGCAACAAGTCCATTTCTTAATGAACCTTTACCTGCATTAAAGTCAATTGATAGAAGTTTAGATGAAGTATCTGCTAGTTCATTGTAGAACTTAGGAGCTGCTACGAACCATCTATTTTCTTCAGGGTTAGCTTTCTCATCCATAACTTGAGCTGCTGAACTCATAAAGTTAAGAGGGTCAACTTCACCAGTACCATGTCCTATATCAATAGGAGTTGCTACTGAACCGAAGATAGCTTGAGATGCTGCTACACCACCTGATGTCGCAATAGGAGTAAGAGAGTCTGCTTGTGAACCTGAACCGATTGAATCAGTATACATATGTTCTAAGACTTCTGCATCCATTGTATCTTTTAGTTTGTAAGCTGCATTGTTTGAAGCAATATCAGCGAAGTTAATGTGACTAAATCTTTTCTCTAAAGAATCGATTGCAAAACTAAAGTAATTAGCTTTGTCAATAGTCAACACTAATTCATGGTCAGTAATAGCAGTATCAGAAGTAGCTGTACCTCTAGTGTAAGCTGCCACAGACATTTGTGGTTCTTTCACGATATTTACTGTATCACCGAATGATTTGATTTCGCCCATGTAATCTGTGTTACATACTGCTTCTACTGTAGATGCTCTTCTTAAAGCAATCCATACTTTTTTACTATATATTTCTGGAACAAAAAACGAGTTTGCCTGTGTTCCTGAAGGGTTCTGTCCACCAAAGTTAGTAGTAGAACCTCCTGCAAAGTGTGCCATAATTATTTCCTTATTTGTTTACTTGTTGATAAAAATGAAAATAAAGTTAATCTTTTATAACTCTACCTTCTGCTTGAGCTGTCAAAATATCTTTCTCATATCTTTCAAACTCATCGACAGACATCTTTTGAATATCTGAAGTTTTGAAAATTGGCTTCTGTCCAGTAGGTTGTCCAACTTGTTCTCTAGTTTTAACTAGCAAATCAGCACCTTCTTTTGGTTGCCTATTCTCAGTAGTAGTTTTTTTATCTAATCCAAGTCCTCGGTCTTTCTTGTACAGGTCGACTGCTCTTGCTGCAAGTTTACCATTGTTATTGTTCTCATAAATCCAAGATTTAATTTCCATTGGCTGTTCATCTGCCCAGTTATGAAAATCATCCGATTCTTTAATATCATTAAAGTCTGGATGGTATTTCGATAACTCTAATTGAGCTTCACGAGCTGCCAAAGAATCATTCTTTTTCTTAAGAGCTTCAACTTCCTCTTGTAAACTTGTCATCTCATTACGAGATTGCAAGTGAGATACAGTTTCCACAACTCCATATATGTCAGGATATTCTTCTTTGAAGACTTTTAATTCTTCTTCAGATTTTGGTGGAGTATACTTTGGTCGGTTCGCTTGAAGCTGTGCTTTAAGGTCTCCTTCTTTAGCATTCCAATCACCTAATTTCCTATCATAATACTTCTTTAGGTCATCGTATCTTTTTTTGTAGTCAACTTTTGCATAAGCTTGAGTCTCAGCAGTATTAAGTGCTGATTCTTGTAAAGACTTATCCGAAGTAGCCGAATCTATTTGTTCGTTAGTATCAGGGTTGACATTGCTGTCAGTAGCATCTCTAACTAAACCTCTAGGGTCGGTGTTGGCATCTGCTGGTCCATTATCTGCAGAAACAAAATTCGTAGGCATAATATCTTCTGTATGCCATGACTTATTTCTGTTATAAGGATTCGCTTTGACTTCCTTAGTTTGTCCTTCGTCTTCTTTCATGTGTCCTCCTTTAGGGCTTCTTTAACTGTGAAGGTAGCTAAATTTTGGTTATTGATTGAAAACAAAGCTACAAGGGCTTATATAAATATAAGGTAGCTTGTTTATCTTTAGAGTACCACTCTAAAAATTCTGTTATGCCAATAAAGAATCATCTGCTGACATTGCAGCATTTTCTTCTTGACTTACTTGTCCAGCATCATAACTTTCTTCTGCTGATTTCATCATCTTTCTTAATCTGTCTACACCAATATTTTTAACTGCTTTGGCTGTAAATACAAATTCTCCATCTGATAAAAGTGCTGGAATTGAATCTGAAGTTCCATCTCCTGGTCCTTCTACTAATTCATCTTCTGTAAATTCTGTTGCAACTAACTTAGGTAAAATTGCTTCTAACTCTGGATGCATTTCTATAGCTTCATCTAATACTGTTTCTTCTTCTTCTGATAATGCTGATGTATCTAATATTGAATCATAATCCATATCATCTTCAGCTTCCATTTCCATATCAGTTTCAGCCATTGCATTTTCATCTTCCATACCCATAGGTGTTAATAAAGATTCATCTTCAACTATATCACCTTCAGCATATGCTTGGTAATCTCTTCGTTCTTTTTCAACAGCACCACCAATACTTAAAGCTAATGGTGTTTCTTCTGCTATTTGGTTTTCATCCATATAACCACCTGTTGCTGCTTTAACTTTAGTTTTCATAGATTCTAATTTTTGAATTTGATTATCTATATTTTTATGTTCACTTGGTTCAGTAACTTCTTTTTGTAATTCTAATTTATTAATTTGTTTATCAATTAATTGGTCTTTAATTCCTTTTGCGAGAGTACCACCTGGTAATGGGTATCCATCTTCTGGATTTCTATCATCCTCATCTGGAAAATCATTAGGGTCTATTCTTTTTGCTAATGCTACATCACCTTTAAAATAGTTTTCTCTATCCATGATTCCACCTTTAGCTTTTTTAATAACACCTCTGCCAATTAAAATATCTTTCATAGTAGTATCTCCACTACCATCTAAATCTGGAAAGCCACCTTTATTAAATCTTGTTCTTTTTTTAGATAAAAGTCTAGAAGGTAAACCTTGTCTTGCTGATTCAGGAGTATTTACATCATATGGATTAATACCATTATCTTCTTCATCCTGTTTAGCAATGAATGGAGGTTGAGACATAAGTCCACCTGTTGCCATATTTCTAGGTTTCTTCTTCTTATAGTACATAATTTTTATCCTTGTTTGTTTATTATAACAATAGAAAAGTGTTTAGTCAACACTATCTTTTAGTATTTCTCTAACTTGACTAGGCAGGTTCTTCAACCTGTCCAGAAAAAGCCATCTCCCCTGGCATTGCTGGATTGTTTGCTGGGTCAATCCCCTCGCCATTTCCTGGGTCGTTTGGTTCTGCACCTTGTCCAGGTACTCCTCCAGGTGTTTCCATTCCTGGCTGTTGACCAGGGATAGGAGCTTCTTGGCTAGTTCCTTGTTGAGCATTTTGATATCCTATAATTTTAGCATAAATTTCTGCTTCATCTTTAGAATTAATTATTTCATCAGGGTCTAAATCTAAAGAGTATGCTAACTCTTTTATAACTTCTGATATTCTAACGAATGGAGCAATAGATGGATTTTGAATTGTTTGTAAGAACATAGTAAGTCTTTGAGACCTAACTTCTTTTCTCATTAAAGAAGAACTACCTGTTGCTTTAATTTCAAAGTCACCCATGATTGGTAAATCACCTTCATAGAATTGCATATTCCATTGGAACATAGATTCTCCTAAAGGTTTAATTAAGCTGTCATCAATATTTTTAATGACTGTTTTAATATTTAAAGATGCAGCACCCATAAGCATTGACATACCTGATGCTGTTCTAGTCATACCTGTTACTCCTGTTTGACCATGTGAGTAAGAAGGTATACCTGTTGATTCATCTGCAAGTTGTCTGAACTTATCAAACATCTGCATATTTTCATTTGCAGTATTAGGAAACTTAATTCCATAAATTGCTTGACCTGGAACTCCAGCTTGTCTTTTAAAAATCTTTCCTGGGTAAACTTCCATGTTTTGATTTTGAACCAAAGCTGATTCATCAATATCAAAAACTAAGTTACCTGCTAATGCTAAGTTATCAATTGCCATTCTTGCATGACCATTCATAATAGCTTGTGCATCATCCATATTTTCTGGAACACCTATACCAAAGAATTGATATGGATTTGTTTCGTAAGAAAAAGATTGATAAGGTATTCTAAATGGAGTAAAAGGATTTTCTACTATTCTAATTATTTTTCCATTAGTCATCCAAATATTAACTTGAACTTCTTCAAAATCTTCTATCTCTTCAGCAATATCTAAACCTTGTTCTCTAGCAGACATTGCATCTATAGTTCCCCAGTATTCTAATACTTCATATCTATTAGATTCTAAATCACCATATGAATTATTTTCTGCATCAATAGATGTTTCCCAACTTTTCTTATCATACTTTGGACCCATTTCTAAACATTTATAAATAGCTTCTTTATTGAAGTAAGGTCTATTTAATAAATCTTTAAACTGATGTCTATTTAATCTATGTCTTTGAATAACATATTCTGCTTCTTCCATGTTTCTAGCATTAGGGTCTGGGTAGAAATCCCATATGCTAACAAATTCTACTTTAGGAACTTTAACTTGTTCAGCTTGATATTCTCTACCATTACCAGTATTAGAATATTTATGTAAAGTTTTATTATAAGTAAAAGGTCCTTTTATAATTCCTGTACCTAATAAACAAGATTCAAATATTGCACTTCGTAATGCAACATTAGCATCTGATTCATCTAGTTGGTCTTCAATTAATTTATGTAATCTTCTTGCTGCAATTTGTGCAGGTTTGATTTGTGGCATTTCAGGAACTGGAGATGGTCCTGAAGATAAATCTGCTTCTTCAAATTCTTCTTGTAGTCCACCTAAGTTAACCATACCTAAATCATTAAAGGTTGCTCCTGGTGGTAAATCATTTCCATCACCTGGAAAACCTAATCCACCATTATCACCCATTTCTTCTTGTGATGATTGAGGGTTGTAATCTAAGTTACCTTCTATCTGAGGTTCTATTTGGTCAACACCCATTTCCTCCTTCATAGGATTCATGTGTGCATATTCATCTATACCTTCAGGTACAACAGTCTCTTCAATTGTTAATGGAAATTTTCCTGTACCAAATAATACATCTATGATTTGTCCATAAGCTGCTAGAACTTTTGTTTTAGTAACTTTAACAAATACTCTTGACTTTTCATGTTCAGTAAAATGAATATTTTTATAATACTTGCCACGATAATTATGATAAGCTTGTAACCATCTATCTTCATCGTCACTTCTTTTATCAGTACAAGATTGAAATTTAGAATTAATATCAATTACTAAAGCTTCTAATTCTTCTAAATTTTCTTCTTCATCCATTGCTGGATTCATAGTTTCATCAACTGCCATACAATTCCTATTAATTACTTAAATTTTATTAGTAAGTATAATAATACACTTATTTCTTCGACTTGTCAACTATTTTCTTGATTTCTATAATAACACTATTGGGTATGATTGTAGTATTTCCTATCTCTTCAATCTTACCATCTTCAGAATCTGATAGTGAATAATCTCCAAATACTCTAGTAACTCCTTTAGCTTGTGTAAGTAAATGACCATGAGTTACACAAGTTGGCAGCTTTGATTTTTTACATCCTTCCATAGATTGCCACGAGCTGTCTGAGCAAATATCAAGCCAGTATACAGCAACCATAGGGTATTTATCTATTTCTCTAGTAGCTCTAGTATTTAATTGTATCTTTTTCTTCGTCATATTTTTTCCCCAAAGTGTTTTTTTTGTTTTATAACCTTATGATTATGATTATCATCTGCTGTTTTAACCTTACCATAAGGCTCAAATCTTCCATTACCTTCTACTTTAGGGTCTTTTAACCATGCGTGTTGTTGGTCTTTAATTCCATTATTATCTGAGTATCTAAAGATATTCATTTTAAATACTTGTTCTACATCTTCTTGTTTTAAGTATTCTTGTAATTCTTCATATGACATTACTTCATCATATTGTTCATCTGTTTTTTTATTTCTAAATGTATATAAAGGCATATTAGTATCCAAAGGTTGGGTCTGAAGGTGTCCATCTTTTATGATGTTGCATATCTTCATATGCAGTAATACTTCTAGGTCTAGACATAATTAAATATCTAAGTGCATCATAAGCATGGTCTGATGCTTTAGTATCTACATCTTCTGGTTTAGTTTTATCAATAGGTATTGATTGTAGTTCTCTAATAATGTTTGGGCAAGTACGAAATATCTGAAGCTTTGGTCGACCTTTGTCGTTAATTTTTAATCTTTCGTGTATTTGTATCTTGCCCTGAATTCTATTCTTATCTGCTCTTCTAAGCTTGTGTCCTGCTTGTGTTAGTACTTCTCCGACAGTTGGACCAGTTGTTCCTGTTCTTGCCCATGCTGCTGTATCTAAAACTCCAGGAATCGATAATCTATCTTCTCTTTCAAACTCAAATATTCTTTTAGCTAACTCTTCTCCTGTTAATCCTTTTTGATATAGTTCTCTATAAATAATTAATGTTTCATCTGTTGGGTCTATACAACCCCAAATAACTGCTGACTCTGCTGCGTAACCATAGTCAATACCTTTTACTCTACTCCAATGATTAGGTAATTGATATGGAGCTATTGTATGTTTATCATATTCAAATTCTGTAAATGCAGCTCCTTCGGAAACATCCCAGTTCCCTTCTAGTAATTGTCTTCTTTGTGTTGGTGGTAATGATTGAAGCATCTGTTCATATTTACCATCATCATTTAAATAAGGGTTATCACTTAGACTAGCAGGTATAAACTTTCTAGTTATTTTATCCTGACCAGTAAAAGATTCATTTGGTGGTGCTGGGTCTAGATACCTTTTTTTGACCCAGTTACCTCCCACTCCTCCTGGGTTTGCAGTACACCGAATGTAGCATTGTATTGCATTATTAGTTGTTCTCAATCGTGATTGCAAATATTGAAGTGGGAATTCTGTAGGATACTGTGTTAGCTCGTCAATCCCTATCCAGGTGTACGATTGACCTTGGTATCTATATACATCAGCATCTCTATCAAGGTAACCAAACTCCAATGAAGCTCCTGAAGGAAATTTCCAAATCTTTTCAACCTCTCTAAACTTTGCACCTTGGAATGCTTTAGGGTACAACTCTCTAGACTTGTCGATTAATTCTCTAAGTTCTGGCATTGACTTTCTTAATAGTAATGCTCTATGTTCTTTGATGTGCATAAATCGTAGAGGGTCAACTAACATTGCGTATGACTTACCTCCACCTGCTGCACCACCATACAATACATCTTGTTCTGGTGCTGCTAAAAATTGTGTTTGTGGACCTGTATTAGGTTTAAATGCTATTCGTTCTTTTTCTTCTTGAAGGAGTTCTTTAACAGGGTTAGGAAGGTTATCAAGCTTGTCTTCTTCGATGACCATACCTTTCTTCGTTTCTTTATTCGTCTCGCCATTCTGTACTACCTTTAATGCTTCCTTTTTATCTCGGAGTCTTCTAGTCTTATTCTCCAAGTTCTTTTTTAATTTTGCTATTTCTTTTTCTTTTTCTTTAACTAACTTTCTAGAAGCTATCTTAGCTTTATGTTCAAAGCTATAGTTATATTGTCTCTTTGTCATCTCTAGCTAATAAACCTTTTGATTGTTCTTTAATTGGTTCTGGGATATCTTTATCCATTATCTTCTTTAACCCCATGGCTGATAGCTTACGACCTGTTTGATGTTCTAA